TCTGGGAGCTGGAAGCCAAGGTCACGAAGCCAAAAGAGCCAGCCGTATCGAAAGCCCCTCCGCCGGTAAAGCCGGTCCGGGGTGGAACAGCCAGCGCAAGCAAACCCGTCTCCGAAATGAGCATGTCCGAATACGCCGCTTTTCGTCAGCGCCAGATGCGCGGCGAGGCGTAGCGGACTCCATCTGATCCAGGAGCAAGAAAATGCCTAACAGCCTTATCACCCCGAGCATCATTGCCAAGGAAGCCCTTGTGCAGCTCGAAAACAATCTCGGCATGGCGAACAACGTCCACCGGGAATACAAGAAAGAGTTCGTGAAAGTCGGCGACACGGTGTCCATCCGCAAGCCGGTGAAGTTCTATGCCGCTGATGGCAAGACGCGCGTCAACCAAGACGTTGAAGAAGCGAACACGTCGATCACCGTGGACAAGCAGAAGCATATCTCGTGGAAGTTCAGCTCGAAAGATCTGACCTTGACGGTGGAAGACTATTCCGAGCGCTACATCAAGCCCGCCATGATTGCGCTGGCCAACACAATCGACCGTAGCGGCCACAACCAGTACACCAATGTCTGGAACCATGTTGGCACACCGGGCACGACGCCTTCAAACTTCGCTGCGATGGCTGCTGCCGCCCAGCGGATGGATGAAATGGCTGTGTCTACGGACATGCGTCGCACCATGCTGAACCCAGCCGCTGGCTATGCTATCGCAGGTTCGGCCACGGCCCTCTATATGAACAGCGTGAACCAGCAGGCATATCGCAAGGGCTCCATCGGTGAAATCGCCGGTCTGGAAACCTTCCGTAGCCAAAACGTGGTATCCCACACTGTGGGCGCTTATGGCGGCACACCGCTGGTCAATGGTGCTTCCCAGAACGTCACTTATGCGGCGTCCAAGAGCACGAACAGCCAGAGCCTTGTGACGGACGGCTGGACGGCAGACACGACCGGCATCCTGAAGGCGGGCGACGTGATCACGATTGCGGGCGTCTACGCCATGAACCCGGTTCCGGGCGAAGGCACGACGGGCAAGATCCAGATGCCTTACCTGCAGGAGTTCACTGTGCTGGCGGATGCTGACTCCGGTGCGACGACCGGCCCGGCTACGCTGACGATCAGCCCGGCAATCATCACGTCTGGCCCTTACCAGACCGTGAGTGCTGCGCCTGCGGACAATGCGGTCATCACGGTGAAGACCGGCACGGCATCTACGGCCTATCCGCAGAACCTGGCATTCCACAAGAACGCCTTTGCGCTCGTGACCTGCCCTCTGGAACTTCCGGACGGTGTCGAGTTCAAGGCGCGTGAGACCCACAAGGGCCTCTCTGTGCGGGTCGTGAAGCAGTACTCGATTGACGATGATGACGACATCATCCGTCTGGACGTGCTGTATGGCTGGAAGTCGATCTATCCTGATCTGGCTGTGCGGATTACCGGCTAATGGCTGAAGACCGCATCATTCGCCGCTGGGGCTATCATGCCAAGCAAGAGGCGAAGATCTTCGAACTGAAGGAGGGCGAAAGCCTTCCTTCAGGTTGGTTCGATTCTCCGGCCCGCGTTGAGGTGGTGAAACCAAAGCGCAAGCCGAAGGCTGAAGAGGCAGAGGACAAATCCGAAGCCGAAGACGACCCGAGCGAAGACGAAAGCGAAGACGATGGCGAAGACAGTCAGTGACTGTTGCACGCGGGCGCTCCAGCGCCTGTCACTCCTTGTAGGCGGCGAAAGCGCTGATACCGGCGATGCCGAGATTGCGCGCTCCGCCTTCGAGGGCCTTGTGAATGGGTGGCTGGCAGATGGTTTGTCAGTCACCAATTCCGCTGGCACGGCCGTGGTGTTGGCCGATTATGCGCTTGCTGATGCATTCCCGATTTCCGAAGTTCACTTCGAGGGCGTCGCTGCCATGCTGGCGGTGACCATTTCCGATGATTTCGAGGTGCAGCCGAAGCCGCTGGTGATGAAGGATGCCCGGCGCGGTGAGCAACGCATCTATGCGGCGTTCATGCCTTCAATGGTCACGAAGGTGGATCGTGCGCTCAACCGGCTGGACAACAGCCTGCTCTGGCCGTCGCAGGACTAGAATGCCCCGCGCAATCATCGCCTATGAACACTGGGAGCGTGAGCAGGCCGGTGAGCCTGAGAAGATTCTCATCAACATGTATGGTGAGGTCGACCGCTCCAATCCCAAGCGAGACAAGCGGCTCGTGACCACGCCGGGCACGATGGACGCAGACACCGGCAATGTGATCCAGGGGAATATCCGCGCCTTGGCACAGGCCGATGCGTTTGCAGATGGCAAGATCCTGATCCTTGACGGGACAACGCTGCGAACACGCACCACGGGCGGCACGTTCGGCACGATCACGGGCACGGTCAGCGGCACGGATCGGGCGGATGTGGCGATTTCGCAGACCGAGCTGGCGATCCTGTCGGGAGGGACGATTTATGTATCTGACGGCTCTTCGATCTCATCCGTTTCGCTGCCTGCCGCAGTTGGAACGCCCAAATCGGTTTCTGTCATGTCTCAGCGTCTGCTGGTCGTGGGCGAAGATGGCAAATTCTGGTTCTCCGATGTGCTGGATTTTACCACGATTGGGGCGCTCAGCTTCTACACGGCAGAGGCATACCCTGACGACCTGAAGGCTGTGCGCGTCTATGCGGAAATGGCCCTGATGTTTGGAGCTGAAACGCTGGAGCCGTGGTATTCCGAGCCATCGAGCGCCAGTGACCCGTTCAGCCGGTCCTCCAGCGTGGCGCCGGTGGGCTGCAAGGCCCGTGACACGATTGCGATCACCTCCAAAGGCCCGATCTGGGTTGATCCTGAAAACAATGTCGTGGCGCTGTCCGGGGCTGATGCGCCGGTCGTGTCCACGCCTTGGGTCAGCCGATTGATTGCCGCGGAAGACGCTGAAGACCTGATTGCGAGCACGTACAAGGCCGAGGGTCAGGAGTTTTACATCATCAACGGGGCGAATTTCTGCGCTGCGATGAACCTTGCCGATGGCAACTGGCACAAGCGCAAGACGAATGGCTCTGACACATGGGCATGGGTGCGCATCCTGACCGTAGGCGGCGCGCAATACGTCTCCAAGCGCACTGGCAGCGCGTTCATGGAGCTGAGCCGGGCCTATCCGACCGATGAGCAGGCCGATGCAGAGACAGTAGGCACAGACATTATCCGCGAATGGACGGCGCATATCCCGCATGAAGGCGGACGCCCGGCGCTGGGCACGATCATCCTCGAAGGCACAAAAGGCGTTGCCCGGTCATCAGGCGATGGCTCTGATCCAGTGACGCAGATGCGGATTTCGACCGATAACGGCAATAGCTGGACAGCGTGGAGAGACCGCAAGACCGGCGCAACCGGTGTCTATGACCAGCGCACGGTGTGGCACCGCTGCGGACGGGGCAAGCGGCCTCAGACGATCCTGCACTTCCGTGACCCTGAGCCGGTCAAGCGGTCTGTCACCGGCATTGTCTGGGGTGAAACCACGTAATGGCGATAACGCCCGGAGACGATATCGAGACCAAGACCAGCGAGCCGTTGCCACGCGGTAGCTGGTTTGACCGCGCCGGGAAGATCACGCGCGAGGTCATCAACTATTTCAACGGCAAGGATCGGCTGGCAGGGGAGATCGTCAGCGGCATCAACCGCAACCGGCAGAACATTGTCCAGCTGGAAACTGATTACCAGGGGGCAGACGGCGCGCTATCAGCGTCGATCTCTTCCGTGGCGGACGTTGCGTCGGACAACACTACAGCCATTGCCACAGTGTCGAACGAAGTGGAAGCCGCACGAGATGGTGAGGCATCACTCAGCGCGAAAATCACGGATATTGACCAAGCCATCGTTGACGAGGCGGGAGTCCGTGCGACCGCAGATTCAGCGGTGCTAGCCACGACACGCAGCGAGTCCCAGCGGCCAAATCTCGTGCCAGCCCATCAGCAGATGATATTGGGCGGGCAGACGCCTGACCTGACATCCCGGCTGGATATTTTCAGCGGCTCGTTCGTGACAACCGGGAACGCTCATGCGTTTTTGAGCGGAACGGACCCGGCCACAGGAACAAGCTTTGCGCCTTTGCGCTATGATCGCACGGGCTCAGGCTCGGTAGCCATCCGCCCCAAGCGCGATCAGGGCTCAGACTTCATGTATCTTGAGCCGGGGCGGTACGCTTACAAGGTGGCCGTAACGGGCTTTACGTCCATCGATTCCTACAAGTTCCAGATACGGGACAGTTCCACATCGATCATCTATGATTCCGGAGACGTTGCGCGCACGGTTATAGGCTTCGAAGTTGTCGAGGGATATTTTGATATTGAGTCCGCAGACGGCGGCCCGTTCATCTGGCAGTTCTATGGAACCTTCAACGCAACCGGGTTTGGCCTGCTCCATCGCCTGCAAGTGACGCGCATTCCGGACGGTACGACCGATGCGGGCGACTGGTCAGGGTCGATGGATAGTGTCACCGCCCTGACGAATATCCTTCAGGATGCGTTCATCGGGAGTGATGGTCTACCTGTTGCCACGATCCGCCTTGTGGCCGCAGCTTCAGGCTCAGACCCTGCCGAGATCGAGCTTCTGTCCAGCGATGGCGTCAGCAGCGTTGTCATCACAGGGGACACGTTTATTGACGGCGATCTGATGGTCAGCGGGTCGATTGTCACTGATGGACTTGCCTCGAACGCGGTCACGAACAGTCAGGTAAGCCAGACGGTGGGCTCGATCAGCCTGTCAAACGATACGTGGACCACGGTTGCCAGTTTCAGCTTCACCAGTGTCGGTATTGGTGTTGAATTGCGTGGCACCTGCACGATCAACAATACGGCGAGCATCGGGTCATCTCTTGGAACACATGAGTGGCGCTTGCGCAGGGACAGCACAACCCTGAAATCAGGGGAGGGCACGCTGGCCTCTACCGATGACGGCTTTGTGCAATACCGCACCTCTCACATCGTGGCGGATTACAATGATATTCCTTCGGCGGGAACTTACACCTACACGCTTCAGGTCAAGATCGGTACGACAACCGGCGCGGTGAACAGCCGGACCGTCACGAACCGCTATCTGTCAGCCCGCGAGTTCAAGCGTTGAGCCGCAAGAGCGTCGAAATGGATCTGGACGAGCTGAAGCAGGCGGCATGGTTTGCGGCGGCTGAAGCGTTTGCGCAAGGGTACGCGTTCCCGGATGAGGCGGTGCATTTCCGCAATCATCTTGAAGGCTCTGGCCGTCAATACCTGATGGCACGAGGCGTCCACCCTTTCATCCAGATGCGTGCCGAGCCCAGTGATGAAGGGGTGGCTTGCGTCGTCATGTACGCCGTGAGGCTTGGCAAGGGGGTCGAGCTGGCCCGTGAGGTCATCCAGCTCCCATGACCGGGCTCCCTTTTCTGGACCTGACCGCTGCCCAGCAGGCAGAGGTTCGCCGCGTCATTCAGGAGTCAATGGAGAAGGCGGGCCATGAAAAGGGGCCTGTCGTCAAGTTTGTCGGGCGTGATCATTGGATGTTCGACGGCCTGCCAAGGCGCGCCAACGTGTTCGCCAGAGCCGCCCGCACACGGGATGGTGGCGAGTTTGTCTACGTCAACAACGACCTCGACACGAACGTGTTCAGCCCCGGCGCTTACCAGCATGAAGCCGGGCACATCATCACCTGGAGAGACAAGGGCATCAAGGTGAAGGAACACGGCCCGGAGTTCCGGCGTGTCTGCCGCGATGTGGTTTCTGATCGCCCGAGCCATTTCTGCAACAAGTCGTTTTACTGATGATCGAAATCGAACCCCGCCGCGCTGAAGCACTCAGGATCGGATTTCTCGCCACGGACTGGCTGACGGTGCCGGAGTTCGAGGACTATGCCGCCTACATGGACGAATGGACCGTCGAGTTGCTTGTCAGGGACGAGGAACCCATTGGCGCAATCTATACACGTGGCCCTGAGTTTCATGTCTCTGTCTTGCCGGAATGGCGCGGACGCTGGGCAACCCGGAGTGTGCTGAAACGCATCATTCCACGGCCATTGGCCATCACGCTTGTCACGCCGGGCTTCGAGCATGTTGGCGGTTATCTGATCCGCCTCGGCTTTGAGCGCCACGGAATCTACTATGTGAGGGAACATCATGGGCATTGAGACCGCCATTGTCGGCTCCGCAATCCTCGGAGCAGGCACGTCACTCCTTGGCGCGAACAAGGCGTCCAAAGCTGCCAAAACGGCTGCACAGGCGCAATCTGACGCCGCACAGAAGCAGGTCGATCTCAGCCGCGAGATCTATTACGACCAGAAGAACCTGCAGAGTCCTTATTATCAGGCAGGGCTACAGGGGCTGTATGGTAGCAACGGACTGATGAACTTGATGGGTATGGGGCAGCCCACCCAAAGCCAGCAGACTGGCCCCAACAATGTCTTTTCCCAGTACTCGAGTGGTACTTATGGCTCCACCCCAACGGGGCAGGCTGCAGCCACCGGGCCTGATTTCGCGACTTATGTGAATAGCTCCACAGGACTGAAAGGGGCTTATCAGGGACTTCGACCGCAAGATATCAAGTATATCGCCAATCAGGGCTATGATGCGAATGGGGACGGCCAGATCAGCGATGCTGAGTATGGCAAGTTCCACTACACGACGATGGGCAAATCAGAGGGGCGCGAGCTGCCGCAATACCAGCCTCAGAACGTGTTTGCGCAAGGCACAGGCCAACAAGGCACAGGCCAACAAGGCACCGCCCAGCCTGCTAATGTGACCGATCAGAGCCAGACGACGCCGACTAGCGATGTTGGCCCGATGACAGAAACCCTGCGTCAGACGCCAGGCTATCAATTCCTGCAAGACGAGGCCACGCGATCAGTCGAGAACTCCTTCGCCAGTCGTGGCAAGTGGATGAGCGGCGCTGCTATGACGGCCCTGCAAGATCGCGCAATGGGATTGGCCGATAACACCTATCAGAGCGCAGTTGCGAACAACATGAACCTGGCGAACATCGGGCGCGGAGCCGCTACGCAAATTCAATCGGCTGGGACCAACTTTGGGAATGCCGCTGGAAACGCCTTCTACAACCAAGGGCAGGCAGCAGCAAATAGAGCATATGGGCAGGCGAATGCCTTTAATCAGGGCCTGCAAGGGGTTGCTGACTCAGCTATGGGCGGTCTCGGGATGTACGGGGCAATGCGTGGGTGGGGTCAGTAACCGCAATGCTGAATGTGCTCAGCGATAATACGGCGAATGATTTCGGGACGGGACAGCTTTTCACCGGGAGCAAAATCCTTCGCCCACTGGTCCAGTTGCTGAAGCATTGGCTCATGAAGACGCAACCCGATCATCGTGCCTGTTCCGGTAGTCACCGGACGGCCTACGGAGTTTTTGTTATCACTAATTGACTGGCTCATGTGTTTCTGTTATCAAAAATTCGGACCGAAGGGAAGCGGCAACTTCCCAACGGCCCTAACCACAGCAACCTTCGAGAGAGGTCACAATGGCTACGCCCATCTACTCCAATGGTATCCAGAACGTCCAGATGACAGGCGACGTTCTTCTTGTTGAATCCGCATTCGAGACGAGCGACGGCAAGGAAGTCGTTTCCACAGTTGCCTACACTCGCTTTGCTGCGCGTCTTTTGCTGTCGCATCTTCATCGGACCGTTCATGAAGACGCGTCCTCAGTGGTTCCGCTGAAAAAGGCCAAGTGAGGTGGCCAATAGAAAAAGGTTGCCGTCTGCCCGCCTTCTTCGGCGGTTGATTGCCTATGATCCAAGCACAGGAGAGATGAGGTGGAAGGAGCGCCCGGTGTGGATGTTTAGTGACAACCATTATGGCCGTGAGACATTGGCGAGGATGTGGAACGAAAGGCGGGCGGGAGAAATTGCTTTCAGCGCGACTGACGCCGCCGGGTACAAAACAGGGCAGATATTTTCTCGGAGACTCCAGGCTCATCGAGTTATTTTTAAAATGGAGTTTGGCATCTGTCCTCGATACGTAGATCACATCAATCATGATCCGGCAGATAACAGGCTCGCCAACCTGCGAGCAGTAACAAATAAACAGAATTTGCAGAACGCTTCTTTGTCGAAGGCAAACAGAAGTGGGGTGACCGGCGTTTTCTGGCACCGACGGGATAGAGCGTGGGTTGCTCGGATCAGGGTGGACGGAAGAGACATCCACCTAACTCAGAGCAAAAATAAACGCGCAGCGATTGCCGCCCGCAAAGCCGCAGAGCGCAAATACGGATTTCACCCCAACCACGGGAGACCAAAATGAACATGAATGTCTTCAGCCCAGCCAGCTCTATGAATGTGTTCGCCAAGGGCGCGCAAATCGGAGCTGGATTGCGTCAGGCGAAAACAGATTCCCTGATTGCCCCTAAAATTGCGGCTGGAGACTATCAGGGCGCAGCGCAGGTCGCAGGGAGCCGTGGCGACGTTGCCAGCGCTGAGCATTATAGAAATCAATACGCAGACGTCATTTCCAGCATGTCGGAACAGCAGCGCGCTGAAGCAATGCAGCGGTCAGCAACCCTCGCGAAGGTGGCGATTGGCGCGCAGCAGCTACCCTATGAACAGCGCAAGCCCTACATCATGCAGCAGGCCAACCTGCTTGCGGGCCTAGACATCGGTGTTGAGCAACTCGACCAGTTCGACCCTACGGATGAAGCGATCAATGGCGTCATCACCCAAGCCAGGGATCTGGACGATCTCTTGAAGCCAACTGAGTATTACGCGCCGGTTGAAACTGATGGCGGCTTCACGCAATTCAGCAAAGATGGGAGCGATCCGCGGTCGTTTGAGGGGATCACGCCTGCCCAAGAGCCAACAAAGTATTCATTTGAGCAGATCGGGGAAGAAATTTACGCGATTGATCCGACCAATCCGACCAATAGGATGTTGGTCGGCGATGCTCCGAAGAAGACCCCGCTTTCTACGACAACGATCAACATGCCGGGCGACAAGCGGGAAAGCAAATTCGCAGAGAAGCTGGGTGAGAACGCCGCGAACAACCTGAACACCATTCTCGAAGAGGGTAAGGTCGCCAATAACTCCATCGCCAAAGCGGACATGATGGAGGCGCTTTTGGACGAGGTTGATTATACAGGCTTCGGAGGCAACAGTCTGTTCGCAGCTCAGCGCGCCCTGAGAGCGCTCGGCGTCGATGTGGGAGATGATATCGGCGCGAAAGAGGCGGTGTCAGCCCTGACGAAAGAGATGGGTCTGGCCCTTAAGCAGGACCTGCCGGGACCAATGTCCAACGCCGACCGCGAGTTCCTGATGAGTATTCCGCCAGGAATTAACGTCACGGATGCGGGCAACGATGCACTGCTGTTCATGTACCGGGCGCGGAATCAGTACGCCTCTCAGCTGTCCAGCTACATGTACGAAGTGAACCCACGCACGGAACAAGAGTACAATGACGCTGTGCGCAAGTTTAATATGGAATACGGGCCGATATTCTCTGAGCAGGATAAGCGTGACCTTATGGCTGCTCTGACGGGAACGTCTCCATAAGAAAGCCCTCTATCGTATCAATCCGATCATCCTGACGATTCATTGTCTGCCACATGAATACGCAGGCGATCACGGATGCCACTGAAAACAACCCCGCAATGGCGGGAAACATCAATCGCTGATCAATTCGGCGCTCGATTTCCTCTGCCCATTCGTGAGGATCTTCGATGCGGTCCCGCATCCGTTTCAAGCGCTGCTTTTCGACCAATCCCATGAGGACCCCCTATGGCTGAACCGCAATCCAACTTTGCCCAGTATCGTGAAGAACGCCGCACGCGCCGTCAAGGTTCTGACCAAGAATCCGAGACGGTGAAGGAAGGCGGCTTTGCTCAATACAAGGCGGAGCGGGAAGCCAAACGCGGTGAAAAACGCACGAAGACCATGACGCGTGGTGAGGTCATACCCCTTATGGCCCGCGAAGGTCTGGAGTGGGGCACATCCGACGAAAGCGCTGGTGTGCGCCGTGCGGCTGGCCTTCCACAATGGGCCGATAAAGCGATCAATGCGACGCCGCTTGCCCCTTTCATCAACATGGGCACAGGGCTGGGCGCAATCGGTGCAGAGGCAGCAGGCGCAAACATGCCGGAAGCCTACACCGAAGCGCGGGACGAGGTGCGCGGAGACATTAATCAGGCCCGCGAAGAATACCCCGTCACATCGTTCCTGTCCGAACTCGCGGGTGGTGCTGCTTATCCCGGTGGCGCAATGAAGTCCGGCGCGCCATTGATCAAGCAGATTATGCGCATGGCGGGCATCGGCTCGGTGCAGGGCGGGTCTTACGCCTTCAATGCGGCTGAAGGGGATTTGGGAGACCGTCTGGAGGCGGGAAAGGAGGGCACGGTGTTCGGTGCTGCCTTGGGCGGCGCGCTCCCTGTCGGTGTGGCGGGCGCTCGCGTTCCGGTGCGGTCGGTCAAGAACGCTGTTGCGGGCATGTATGATGGGCTGCTCGGCCTGTTCGGGAAGGAGGGCGGCGCGCGTATGAGCGCGGCTGAGCAAACAGCTGTCGCAGCTGTGAGGCGCTCAATGGAGCGGTCTCAGATGACCCCTCAGCAGATTCTGGATGCCGTTCGAGAGTTTGAAGGCAAACCAGCCGTTCTGGCGGAAGTCATTGGGCAGGATGCTGTCAACGCGCTGACGTCGCTGACCCGTCGCCCCGGCTCTACCCCCCAGAAGGCTCAAGCGATCATTGAGGACCGATATGGCGGCTTTGTGGACCGGGCTCAGGATGATCTGCGCAAGGCGACCGGCCTGACCGATGACCAGATTGCGGGCAAGTTCGATGATGATCTGGCTGCGCGCCGGGCAGAGGCTGCCCCGCTCTATGAAGGCGCATTCGAGGCGTTCGGTTCGATCAGCTCTCCGCGTTTGAGGCAGCTTTCCGAGAGTCACCCACTCCTGCAAGGCTCGATGCGCAAAGCACAGAAGCGTCTTGAAAACGAAGCCGCCCTTGCCGGGAAGCCAGCAGAGGAAATGTCCCAGCTCCAGTTCTGGGATCTGGTGAAGCGCGACCTTGACCAGCAACTTGGCACAGCCCAACGCAATGGACTGCCGGAGGATATTCGCCAGATCGAGATGATCCGGACGGAAGTGCTTGGCCAGCTGGATGCCTACACGGGCGGGGCAGGTGGCCCCTATGCTGCGGCTCGCGAGGCGGGCGGAGAGGCCCCGCGCATGATCGAGGCGCGGACTCAGGGCGAAAAGGCAATGCGCCCCTCCACGAACCGCCAAACCGTGCAGGATCAGGTAAATGCCCTGAACCCGCAAGACCGGATGCCCTACGCATCAGGCGTGGCAGGCAAGATCGATGAAGACCTCGCAGGTGGACGCATGACACCTCAGCGGATTGCGCGTGTTCCGGCCAACAGGGAGAAAATCACAACAGCCCTTGGGGACGATGCAGGCGGCCAGTTCGTGAGCAAGATGGAGGCCGAGGCCAAGCTGCGCGACACAGGCTCCCGCTGGGCGCCTCGCATGAACTCGGTCACCGGAACGGTGCTTGAAGGCGGGCCTTCGCAGGCCGTGGATGATGCCATCATGATGGGCGCCGCCGCTGCCCGTGGTGACAAGGTAAGCCTGATCACTAACGCTGTCCGGTTCATGCGCCGTCGTGGCTACAACCAGCGCGAAATCGACGCGATGGGCGACCTGCTCCTGTCCAACCCAATGGAGGGCCTGAAGCGCCTTGGTGTGCGGCTTCCGGCTGGTGGCAATGGCGGTGCGCCGGCCAACGTGTTCGCAAATGGCGGGCAGAACTTCCAGCAATCCACATCGCAGCCTGTTAACGCATTCTCCCCCGTGAAATCCGCTGGCGTTGCGGGGCTTCGGTCTGATGCGGGAGCGGCTGCTGTAGGTGGCGCAGTTGGAGGATTTGCGCCAGCCGAGAGCACAGAAGAGCGTCTGCGCAATGTCTTCGCCGGTGCAGCTATCGCCACAACGGGCGGGCGGCTGGACAGGAAGGCAGGCTTCTCTGGTGTGACCGACACAGACGGCCACTTCCCGTCACAGGTCATGGTTTTCGACCCGGCTGACGTTCAGATCAAGGGGCAGGATGGCGTTTCATCGGCTGGTTTTGGGGATAAGCCCAAAACGGCACAGCAGGCCGCGAAAATGGAAATACCCGGCTCGCCTGAATGGGAAGCCGCGCGCGCTAAAGGATTTGATATGTCTCAGGCTGGCCGCATGAAGCGCGCCAAGCAGATGGGGTTCGATACAGATACGGTGCTGTATCATGGGACGAAATCTGACTTTGATGCTTTCAAAGTTGGTAGGCCCGGAAAATTGGGGCCGGGCGTGTATTTTTCGCCTGATAAGAGGTGGGCCGACCATTATGCAAAAGTGGGCTCTTTGAGGCCAGACCCCCCCAGGACGATAGAGGCGTTTGTTCGAGGACGCATGGCCAATATCGACCAGTACAAGAATGCCTACAAACGGGCAGCTAGGGAGTTCACAAAAACAGGCTACGACCCCTCCACGCGAGCAAACGAGATTTTGAGAGAGGAGGGATTTGATGGCGTGAGCGCAATAGGAGAGGTTGTCATCTTCGACCCCTCCAACATCCGCTCAGTGAACGCGGCCTTTGACCCGGACAACATTGCCAGCCCGGTCCTAACGGCAGGCTTCGGCGGCGGCAAGCTTCCAAAGCTCCGCAAGGACGTCCCGACCGGCACACCAAAGCAAGCAGGCCAATCCCGCATGTCGGGGAGCATTCAGCGAGGATTGGAGGAGTCGTCCAGCATGGGAGCAGCCAAGGCAACCGGAGACAAGGCCGTCCGGCAGAAAACCGCCATGTCAGAAGCCAACCGCATGGCTGAGGCAGGCCGCAACTATGTGGACGTGTTCGACAAGACCGGCGTTGTGCTCATCCCCTACAAGGGCGGAACGATCAAGTATTACGCCCCCGGCGCTGACCATCCAGACACGGTGATCCGCACATTCATATCGGATCTGAACAAGCCACTGGAGAAACGCCAGCCCATGACGAACTCAATTCTGAGCGCCATCGGAGAGCAGGAAAAGCCGCTCATGCTCGGGCGCGCGAACACGCCCATGATCGAGGGAACGGGGCGCACTCCTGAAAACGTCTTTGCGAGGAAACAATGACCCAAGCCAGCCTCTTCCGCGAGCAGGCGATAGACGACAATGGCCGCCCGGTTCCAGGCGCTATGGTTTCGTTTCGCCAAGGCTCGCGCCCCGGCCCGATCTATCTGGACCCGGACCTGCGCACCCCCGCCCGCAACCCCTATCCGGCCAAGGCAGGCGGACGTATTACGCTCTACCTGCACGCAGGCGAACAGTACGAGGTGACCATAACATCCCCCAAGGGACAGATACTGGACCAGTTCGTGCGCACGTTCGAGGCGATAGCTATTCCTGAACAGCCCGTTCCCGAACCCACCCCAGAGCCTGTCGCTGATCCTGAAGATGCCAAAGCGGCCATCATGCGGGGTCTTGGCAAGATCGAAGAGACCGGAGCCAAGCTGAAGGAAAGACCGGAAGCGCCTGAGCGGCAAGAGGGCGACATGTTCAACGCTGCCGACCTGCAAGACCTGATCCGCGAGAACGAGCCCCATGCAGAGGCCCAGCGCCGGTGGCAGACGGATTACAACCAGTTGCTCCAACGCCTTGTGGACAACCGGCTGACACCTCTCACGCCGGATGATCGGGCCTATTACCGCCGATTGCAAGCCGCGCTCTACATGGGCCGGGTCGGGGCTATCGAAACGCTATAACGAGAAAAGGGGGCGCGCATGGTTGATGGCGACGACCTGAATACCCGGCTTGTCTTGCTGGAGAAGACCGTTGTGTCACGTGAGATGTTGGTGGACCGCGAAGAAAAGCTGCTCGAACGGTTTGAAGTGCTGATGAACCGCTATCAAAAGCAGGGCGCTGATGACTTGAAACACACCCTGAAGCTGTTTGGCCACGACATGGCTGAGCAGATTCGGGAGTCTGAGAAGCGCATCCACGAAAAGCGGGATGCGGGGGCGAGGGCGCGTGATGACAAGCTGGAAGAAAGGCTCGACAGCAAGATCGAGGCGGCAAAGACGCCTGCACCTTCCGTAACGCCAGTAAAGGCGTGGGTTCTCGCAAACTGGATGTGGGCTGCGGCCATTGCGGTGCTTGTTGTCATCCTTCGGCCTGACCTTGCCGGGGCCGCATTCAAGGCGATTTTTTAAGGGGCTGAACATTGACAGATAACGTGGAATATCGCCCGCTCGGGTGGCGCGATCCCGAGTGGTATGCTTACGGCGTCAAGGATGGCGTAACGTGGATGACGCAGAAGTTCGCGTCATGGTTTGCCACGGCATGGCTGTACCTGATCCTGTGGGGCGTGGTGCTGATCGCGTTCTTCGTGCTGCTTTACATAGATGGCATCTTCAGCCGGTCGCTCGCACCAGACTCCATTGAGCCCCTGTCGTTTCAGGCGATGGGGTGGGCTTATCGCTTGTTTGCCGCATCCTTCCTGATGGCTGCTGCCCGGTGTGCCGTGAAAGGCATTCAGGGGAAAGTCACGTTCAGGC